TTTTAAACCTGCATTCGTGGTAGCAAAAAAAATTACTTCTAATGGTTATCTATGGTATTTGCGTGACGAAGTTAGAAGTCCTAGTAATCCTATGGATCAAAAAATAAATGTAGCTGCAGCTGATGCAGAAAGTAATGATGGTAATAACAAAATAGATTTTTATTCAAATGGTTTTAAAATGAGACATAGCCTTGGTCAAAGTAACCAAAATACTGATGGATTTATTTTTTGGTCTTTCGGCCAAGCTTTAGTAGGTTCAAATAACATTCCAGTAACTGCGAGGTAACCTCGCATGTACTTCGGTGCTACTTCCTTTTCGGCAGCAGCCTTCTCTGATGTAGGCTTTAATCCTAACGCATTCGTAGCAGCTCAAGGTATACAATTAAATGTAGCCATTGGTAATTCTACAATATCTGGAGATGCTAATTTTTCAGTAACAGGTAAACGTGTAAATATATCTACCGGCAATGTAACTATTGTTGGTAAAGCAAGAGAGATATTAACGGGTCAAGGTCTTGAATTAGGTATAGGTGATGCACAAGCATCAATACCTATAGATGTTCCGGTAACTGGTAATGGTTTTGAATTAGGTAATGGCACTGTAATTGCAAAAGCTGGAGCCAAACCTACAATAACAGGAAACAGATCAAACATAGCTATTGGTAATGTAACAATTATTGGTAAAGCTAATCTGTCTGTTACAGGAAACAGAGTCAATATAACTATTGGAGATGCAGTAGCAAAAGCAAACGCAACTGCTATAGTAACAGGTAAGAGATTTAACGTATCAACAAGCGATGTTACAGTGCTTGCTAAGGCAAAAGTATTGCCTACTGGTGAAGGGTTTGAAGTAGGAACCTCTGAAACTTTAATTAGAAAATGGGATGCAGTGCCTACTAATGCATCACAAACTTGGACGGCTATACCTTAATATGTTTTTTGGAGCAACATCATTTTCGGCAACTACCTTTTCTGGAGTAGGTATTCAGAACGTGGTAGTATTGGCAAACGGTAATAGGGTTAATATTGCTATAGGAAATAGCACAGTTGGGTTTGGTACGACCGTAACAGGCAATGGATTTAAGGTTGCAAATGGTACCGTTAATGTGGTATCTTGGAATGACATAAATCCAAATGCAACAGGGGTGTGGGTCCCAATAGATCCGCTAAACCCATAGGAGAAATATGGCATCGAGTTTTTCGACGAATTTAAAACTAGAGTTAATGACTACCGGTGAAAAGTCCGGAACTTGGGGTACAATAACTAACACCAATTTACAACAATTAGAACAAGCGGCATCAGGTTATATATCTGTAGATGTTGCAGCTGGTGATGTAGCATTAGCTATTAGTAATGGTGCTGTATCAAATGGTAAAAATTTATACTACAAACTAACAGGTACATTAGCTGCTAACAGAAATGTAACTTTACCTGATTCTACTGAGAGAGTAGTTATTGTAGAAGACGCAACATCTAGAACATCTAGCAATTATACATTAACATTTAAAACGGCATCAGGGACCGGGGTAACTCTACCACCAGGTTCTAGATCATTATTATATTCAGATGGAACGAATGTAAACAAAGGAATTATTAACAAAGGTTATTATACAGTACCAGGAGCATACACTGCTGTTGATGGTGATCAATTATTAGTAGATACATCAGGTGGTGGAATAAGTAGTGCTGTAACCGTGACACTACCAGCGTCACCTGCTGTCGGAAACGAAGTTCATTTTATTGATAGTGGTAATAACTTTAATTCTAACAACTTAACAATTGCAAGAAACGGATCCAATATATTAGGTGCTGCTTCTAATTTAGTTGTTAACGTAAACAGTGCAGCTTTTACTTTAGTATATGCTAATGCTACTAGAGGCTGGATATATAAAGATAAAATATAGGAGCTTTAGATGGCTCTAATCGAGTATAAATTTCTTCCTGGAGTAGACAAACAATCTTCTGATTCTGGCGCAGAGAATCGATGGATTGATTCTGATAATGTAAGATTTAGATATGGCTTGCCAGAAAAAGTTGGTGGTTGGGCATCTCTTGTGACAGATACAATTGTAGGTGTAGCAAGAGCTATGCATGCTTTTACAGATTTAACTGGTAATAGATATGTTGCTATTGGTACGGATAAATTTTTACTTATTTATTTTGAAGGACAACTACATGACGTTACACCTTTGAAAGCAACTTTAACATCTGCAACTATTGCAACTACAAATGGATCACCAATATGTACAATTACAAAAGCAGCACACGGATTAGCTGTTGGTGACATAGTGCAATTAGATTCTGTAACTTTACCAGGCGGTACAGGTTTTAGTAATTCTGATTTTGAAGATAAAAATTTTCAAGTTGCAACTGTTCCAACAACAGGAACATTTACAATAACACAATCGAGTAATGCATCAGGCACAGTATCAACTGGTGGTAGTTTAAGTTTAAAACCCTTTGAACCTGTTGGACCAAGAGCACAAACATATGGTTATGGTTGGGGTGTATCTTCTTGGGGCTCAGGTGGTTGGGGCCAAGCTGCTGCAGCATCTGATGTATCTCTTGAACCAGGACTTTGGTCATTGGATAATTTTGGAGAAGTATTAATTGCAACTGTTGCAAACGGTAAAACTTTTACATGGAACGGTGGTGCTGCAACACCTTTAGGTAATAGGGCATCAACAGCAACAAGTAATTTTCAAACTACAAATAATCCAACTGCAAGTAGAGTTACACTTGTATCACCAACTACTCGACACTTAATTCATTTAGCAACAGAAACAACTATATCTGATACAACAACACAAGATGATATGTTTATTAGATTTTCTGATCAAGAAGGCATAAATACATATGCACCTACTGCAACAAATACTGCAGGTACACAAAGACTACAAGACGGCACAAAAATTGTTGGTGCATTAAAAGCAAAAGAATCTATTCTTATTTGGACAGATAATGCATTGTATACAATGAAATTTGTAGGTGCACCATTTACATTTGCTTTTGAACAAGTGGGTACTAACTGTGGTTTGATAGGTAAGAATGCTGCTGTTGAAATAGATGGTATTGCATTTTGGATGTCACCTAAAGGTTTCTTTGCTTTTGATGGTACAGTTAGATCATTGCCTTGCACAGTAGAAGACCATGTATTTCAAAATATAGATACAACAAAAGGTCAACAAATAAATGCAGGATTAAATAATTTATTTACAGAAGTTGTTTGGTATTACCCATCTTCAGGATCAGAATACAATGACAAATATGTTGTATATAATTATGGTGAATCTTCATTAACAAAAGTTACTGGTGGTGTATGGTATACAGGTACAGAGTCTAGAACAAGTTGGGTTGATGCAACGATATATCCAAAACCATTTGCAACAAAATACGATGTAAATTCTTCTGGAACATTTCCAGTAATAGTAGGCCAATCTGGTTTAGGACAAACAACATTATTTGAACACGAGGTTGGTACAGATCAAGTGAATCCAAATGGTACAACAACTACAGTAGATTCTTTTATTAAATCATATGATATAGATTTAGAATCAAGAATGAGAAGAACAGCACAAGGCGGTGTAGCTTCAGGTGCCATAGCAGGTGAATTTTTTCTAGCAATGAGAAGATTTGTTCCTGACTTTAAAGAATTACAAGGTAATGCAAAAGTTACATTAGGTGTTAAAAGATATCCACAAGGATCAGAAACAACTACAGCATTAAGTCCTTTTACAATTTCATCTTCTACTCTTAAAAAAGATACTAGAGCTAGAGGTAGATTTTTAAATATAAAAATAGAAAACGATGCAGCTAGTGAGAAGTGGAGATTTGGAACTCTTAAACTAGACTTACAACAAGATGGTAGAAGATAATGTCAAAGATAACAGTTAGAATACCAGAACCAAAAGAAGAATACGATTTTTCTAACCAAAAACAAATTAACAGAACATTAACATCTTTGGTAGAACAGCTTAATTCTACATATTTAAATCAACAAAAAGAGGAGCAGGAAAGATTTACCTGGTTTATAGGTGGCTAACGTATTTACAAACGCTAAAAAAGACTTAACAACTAACTCAGAAACAGTTGTATACACGGTACCTGCATCAACAACAGGTATTATAAAATCAATATTAGTGTCTGAGGACTCAGGGAACGCGGATAGTATAACTTTAACCTTGACAGATGCATCCTCAAATGTATTTAGTCTATTCAAAACTAAGGCTGTATCTGCTAATACAACGATAGAATTGCTGTCACAGCCTATAATTTTACAGGAAAGTGAGATTATAAAAGCAACTGCAGCTACAGGAAATAGGTTACATATTGTGCTTTCTGTGCTACAAATAAATAGGGAATAACATATGGCATTTAAAGAAGAAGGATCAGTCGAATACGTAGAAATAGATGGTAAAAAAGTACCAGTAGTTCAGTGTGAAGCTGAAATAACGTTAAAGAATACTAAGACTGGTAAAGAATATAATTCTGATAAAGAAGCAGAAGACGATATAAATAACCCAGAAACAGATACTGTAAGAGAAGATATAACAAGATCTGTAAAAATTAAAGTTGCGAAGATGCCACCAATAGGTGCCTCTTCTGATAAGGATGAATAATGTCTGTAAGTTTTTACAATCCAGGTGACCAAGCTATTTATGATTCAGGTTTAAGTTTTATACCTCAATCTCAATTTAGATTAGGTAATCCTAGAATGTTAATGCCTGGAGGAATAGCGGATACAGATGTTGCTGCTAATGTATTAAGACCTCCTGTGCCTTTTATTCCAAGAAATACAGGTGGAGACGGTTTTAGAGATGACGATGATGATGAAATAGACAGATCAAACAATTTAGGAATTAATTCTTTTTCTGATTTAGCAGGCTTTGTTAGCACTCCAGGAATGATTGGAGGAGTAATAGGAGGCATACCAGGAGCTATTTTAGGAAGAACTTTGGGAGCAGCATTTAACAATTTTAATAATCAATACACAGATGTTTTTGGAAGATTAAATAGAGATACTCTAGGTGCAATTAACAGAGATCAAGTAAGAGATTTGCAAAATAGAATTGATAGAGGAGATTTTGATGGACCAACTGGCCCTAAAGACATACCAGATAGAGGTAGAGGCAATATTGGAACAAGAGGAGGAGATGGCCCTTCTTCAGGCGGACCTCCATCAGGACCAGGTGAATCTTCATCAGATGCAGGATTTGGATAATGGCTAAAATAATATATGATTGATTATAACTTAAAAACACGATACAAAGAGGATTTAGACTAAATTATGGCAATATCTAGAATGCAACAACCAAGACAATTATTAGAAAATGGTGGTATTTTAACACTAGAAGACGCTAAAAGAATGGCGCCTCCTGGTGAGTCATTAGCATATATCAATCCAGCTGAAGCTAAATTATTGAAGTCTATAGGTGGTGCTGGTGAAGATGTTAATGGTACTGGTATTAAATCATATTTTTTTAAAAAAATTTTTAGAAAAGCTAAACGTGCTGTAAAGAAAGTAGCTAAATCAAAAGTTGGTAAGGCTGCACTTATGGCAGCTGCAGCTTATTATGCACCAGCGATGTTTGGTGGGACTACAGGATTTGGTCCAACTTCAACTTACGGCAAATTTTTTGGTGGAGTGAAGTCTGGTCTTGGTTCTTTCTTTGGACCAGATAGATTAGCATTTAATGCTTTGAGAACTTCAGGAGGAAAACCCGGATTCTTTAGTAATATTTTAGGTAAAGCAGGAACTTTTATAAGAAACAATCCTGGTCAATCGGCTTTACTTGGATTAGGTGCTGCAGGTATAGCTGCACCATTTTTAATGGGAGGTGGTGATGAAGAAGAAGTGGCACCAGAAACACCATTTAGTGAAACACCAACAAATATTGCTGACATAGTGCAACAAGCTAGAAATAGAGATGCTAGTTTAAGATTTTTACCACAACCACAATTTGTAAGAAACTTTTATGCTGCCGATGGTGGTATAGCAAGAATACCAATGCAAGAAGGTGGTATGATGGATATGGGTG